GAATGGGTAAACCTCTGGCTGGTTTAGGGCCGACAGGATGGCTGCTGGGATTGATCGAGACATCAGACAGCCTCCATCGCGCTGAATGTCATGCCGTAAATGGCGGCTTCATTGACCGACCAAGCCTGCTCGTTGCTGGACAGCCGGAACAAACCTTTGGCATTGCTGACAGTCACGGTGGCATTGTTAGCCGGGGCTGTGCGGATATGCGGCCAGATGTCTATTGTTACGTTCCCGCTGCCATCGCTGTTGGCATCAGCCAGAACCTTGTGAAGCCTTGATGATCCATTGCTGCCAAGCTGGATATAATCACCAGTTTTCAGCCAGCCGCTTACGCTGGTTCCGGCCCCGTCGATAACCAGCGATCCACCTGTCTGCGATCCGCCATTGACCAGCGGCGTCCCGGTGGCTGCACCTCTAGCCGTCGCCCCGATAGGATCACCGAGCAAGAACGTGCCAAGCTGCCCACGCAGGCTGATCAGCCATGCCACCCACTGTTCAGCATCGGCCCGCTTCATGGGCGGCAGTGTTAGATCGGCTGTCCACATCTGGCCGGGATATGCGAAAGTTTGTCCAGCAAAGGTAAACGGCGATCTGGCGTATGCCACCGCGTTAATGGCCCGCAGTTCGATCTGTGCGATGCCTGTGTGCGTCGGGAGAGCCAGAGGGTAAGAGATCGTCATGCAAAGGCACTCCCATAGCTACCACCACGCCGACGCGCATCCAGAACAGCAGCCTTGGCGCTGTCAGCGATCTGCGGCATCAGCGACTTGATCTCTGCACGAACCGTCTGCTGAACGCCAGTGGTGATGTTGATTGTCTGGTTAACCGTCACGCCACCGCCGCCAAGCTGGTTGTTAGGCACAACTGTGCCATTCCGCGACGGCACGATGATTTCCGGCCCACGCTCACCGACCATGTAAGGTTGACCGCTGGTGACAGGGCCGCCCATAGCCCGCATTCCGAACAAGCGACCTATGCCGCCGAGCAGGCCCGTCCCCGCGCTGGTGGCCGAGCCAAGCTGGCCGACCATTTGCTGCACTACAAGCACTCGATACAGTTCCTTGATGATCTCAGCCGCCATGCTGCGGAAGGCATCCTTGGCGCTAGATGTGCCATCAACAATGCCCATGAAGGCATCTTCCATACTCGACTTGATGGAATCGCCTATTTCCTTTTGCATCTCAGCAATGCGGTTTAACTCAGCCATACGGTTGATTTGCTCTGTCAGGCCGTTGATCGTCTCAGTGCCGTATTTTTGCCAATCAACACCAAGCGCCTGAATGACGCGCTGCTGGGCTTCGGTCTTGCCAAGCAGTTCAGTCTCAAGAGCCAGTTGCTCACGCAGTGTCTTCAGAGGGTCTTCCTTGGAACCACCGCCGCCGCCAGTTTTCTTTGGTTCCACAAAGGAATAGTTGACAGCCTCGCCTTGGCCCTTTGCCCCGGCGCGGCCCATCATGCCTTCATTCAGTGTCCCAAGCTTGAAGTATTGAGTGTTTTGCGTTGCAGCAGCGATTGCAGCCGCCGAAGTGGCGATCTGGCCATACAGCGAGTATTGCTGGATCAGCAGCCCAACAGAAATCTGTTGCGACTTTATGTATTCAGCGTTTGCGTTCTGAATCGCAATCATCTGCTTGTAGATGTCGTTTCCAGTTGCGATGCGCTCACGCTCTGCATTTCCAATATTTGTGTAATATGCCATTTGAACGGCAAGCAAGCCTTCTTGAACTTGCTTTGCTTGAGCCAAAGCAGCCCGCTTTTTGTCTATTTCAGCAACTATCAATTCAAAGGTTGAAGACTCTTTCTGCAATGCTCCAATTTCTTCAGCCAGCCGCTGTCGTGTGCCTAGGCTGTCAGTATTCCTATATTCTTGTCTCTTTTTTGCCATTTGCTCTTGAAGTCGGTTGATCTCTTTGAGAGCGGCGGCTTCTGCTTCAGTGTCAACACCAAAGCGCAACATATCCATTTGTGAGGATAAGCCTTTGCTAATTCCATTCAAATCTGTAAGTGCAGCAGAAAGGTCTGTTGCATTAGCAGCGGTTTTCTCCATTACAACTGAATATGCAGCAAACACTGCAACGCCAGCACCAACCACTGAACCGATTGGTCCAAATATCTGCAAAAGCTGCGGCAATTGCTGTCCCATTGCCTGCATTTGGTTTGTGCCGTTTGCCAACTGAACGGCAAAGTCACCAACTTGGAAGCCTGCCTGCTGCAAGCCACCAAGTGCAAATTTACGAAAGTCTTTTGTCACAGACCCTGCAACACCAGCGGTGCGCTGAAGTTCATTCTGCACTTGGCGGAGCGGAGCGGTGGCGTTATCGACCGCCTTGAGTTCAAAGAGAAGTCTTTCGCTCATTTTTTCTCTCGCTCTTCCAAGACCATGAAGTATGCAACCCACTCATTATACTCATCCAGAGACATATTCTCAATCTCTGCGATGGTGCGGCCCAGTCTGTCAGCAAGTGCTATCAGATTGAGCCTAAATGGGTTGCCCCTCAGTTTTTTGCGTGATCCTCAGATGACTGCGCATTGAAGATGACATTGAACACGCGGGCGATCAGCAACGGCGGTTCGCTCATCAAGATCGGCTTATCTTCCAAGGTGAACGCGCTGGTTCCCTTTTCGTCTTCGCACTTTTCGATGATCATTTCGATCATGCCACCGAGCGATGAAGACACAAGGAAATCCTTGTATTTGCGCTGCACCTTTTCGATGTCGCGGGCATTGACCTGTGTGAAGAACAGGCGAAGAGGTTTGCCCTCTTCGCCCCATTCTTCAACATCAACAAATCCACGCGGCTGGGCTGCACGATTGGCTGCGATGCGTTTAGCGATGCTCATTAAGCAGCCGTCGCTTGAGTTAGACCGCCAGTGCCTTGACAGGTGATCGACATCTCGACCAAGCCATCGTAGGACGAAGTGATCGTGCGGCCAGTGATGATGGCAGACCCGGTGTAATAGATGTCACCAGTGGTCGCGCCTTCAGGGTACAGGTTCAGCGTCACCGTCGAACCGACAGTCATAGCACCCTGTCCGGTCGTATCGGTTTCATCCCACAGGCAGTCAATCGACGCCGTGTAAGTCTTCAGGCCCGCGATATAGGTGCGAGCAGTGTCACCCATAGAGCTGGTGTCGATGGTGTCGCCCGTTTCCTCAACGGAATACGAACGGATTTCTGCGATTGCGTTGGCACCGACCTTGACGGTCCCTTCGCTGCCTGCGTGAGTAGCCATAGGAGCCTCCTTATCTGGCCGTTTCTACATCATCGACGCTGGTGATATACCGAATGGTATAGGTAAGTCTGGCGATCCCGACAGGTTGTTCACTTTCACCAGAAAAGTCGATGCTGGTCGATGTTAGCACCGATTGCTTTGCAAGACCATCAAGAGTGAAGTTCGCCCCGATGGTTTCTTCGATCTGCACCGCGATGGCATCCAAATTGTCATCAAGCGAAGCATTCGAATTTTCATATACGTCCACAGAAACTTCCAGATCACGCATCAGCGTCTTAACGCCCATCGTCATAAGGCCAGACGATTCAGCGCCAACGTAGACAGTCACCGCAGGAAGCTTTGCCTGTGACAGCGGATAAACTCGCGTCTTGTAGACCCGGCTGGAAACCAAGGTCACGCCGCTGGTCAGCAGGGTCGCAATCTTGTCACGGATTTGTTTGCGGACGTGCGACATTATTGCTTTTCCAGTTGAACCGATGTTGAACCAGTGCCGTCGTGTATCCACGCACGGACTTTGTAGGTCACACCGCCGATAACCATGCTCTGGTCTTCGGCAATGGATGGCACATCAACTGTGCGACACGTCAGCCGAGGCTGCTCTTGGTGAACCGTAACAAACCCGCCTGCCGAGACAGGAACGGTGTCATTGTCAAAGATGCCGTTGATCGTGCCGCCGTCGTATGTGACGGCCACAGCGAATTCGTTGACGTTGAACATCGCCGCCAGATCAGCAGCAAACGGGATTGCCATATCAAACCTTCTTGCGCTTGGTCAGTTTCGGCGCATCGCTGGTTTCCAGTGCAACGCTGCGGTCGGCAGTCGCTTCTTCGGAAACTTGCACCTTCTGAACACGGCCCATTGCCGTGAGGTTTCTGCCTTCCTGCTCAGACAACTCGACAACATCACCA